ACTTGAACCGCCTGATCACCTATTGCAAAACCTACTAGAAGAATCTCAGTAGAAGGATCTTCAGCATATCGGTATGCTCCGACAGACTTTAGATCTTTCTCTGAGTATGTTTCAAAGTCAAGATAAATTCTCACCGAAGTTTCACCGATTTCACATTGCTAACAAACACAATCTCTACCTTCCCATTGTTAAGCAACGTTTTTAAAGCTACGGAAAATCCGGCGCTTGTATCAGTTGCTTTATAAGAAGGATCAACCCTATAAAAATGCCAAAGCTTTTGACGGCTTAAAACATTTCCTTCGGCTTTCTTTAGTTGTTTAACAATCCATATAGCAAAATGCTTTTGGCGAGACTTATCCACTTTTTATTCCTCTGAAAAGTCTTCCTCGGCTGATTTCCGTCCGCCCATTTTAGGCGCACTATTGTCAGTGAGTTGGACATTGTTTAAATAAATGGTTACACCTTTCTTTGCAGAAACGTCATAACCAACAAAGCCAAGACTGAGTCTTCCTTTACAACCACTCCATACTGCTTGTTGTGTAAGGATTGGTTCACGATCAGCATCAACAAGACCAGGCTTCTCTTTGTTTTTAGCTTCAATATACCAAGATCCAGGATAAGCAGGATTGCCTTCCTTATCAGTCTCAACATCACCGTCTTTAATTGGTGTGTAATACTTAGCGGGAACTTTATCCCCAAAGCGTTTTTCCAAAGCATCTTTAATGCAAGATTTCATTTGGCCCAACTTTTCAATTACCTTTGGATCTTTTTTGTCCATCAGTAAAGTGATTGAGTAAAACGGTTCTTTCTCCGGGTTGTTCTTATCAACTTTTGGCTTGTCAATGAACACCCATTGGAATGTACCAATTGGACTAATCATGTTGGTTTTTAATACACGCTCTTCAGTTTTCGTACTCATAATCGTAACTCCTAATAAAATTAAAAATATCCTAGGCTTTTTGAATAAGCTTCGGGTTTCCTGTAGTACTACCTACATATTCGCTAAAACTTTCAGCGAATTCTTTTTTGCCAATCAGTTTCTCTGTTTGTGCAACAGATAATAAACTGCGTGGCATAAAATCTTCAATATCTTTTCCAAGTTGAGCTAGTCTACCTATGACTCCGCTTTCCTCTGTCCAGATACGTGATGGACGAGTAGTACCTAGTTCAAAACCTGGTACTTCTGTTCCTTCTTGTGCGATTGATAATGCGTAGTCTTCCACTGCACTGATCCAAGCTTTAAGATCGGGGATAGCTTTTAAGACTTTGGCTAATTGGTCAACAGTTAAATTCTTTGGCTCAATATTTCTCATGCTTCCCCCAAGAAGTCATTACGAAGATTCAGTTCTATCTTTTCTAAAGCATAGTCCGCACGTACTTCGCATAGTGCTTCTGCTTTACACCATTTGCAATGGTCTCCAGCTTTGCGTGGACCTCCGATAAGGTTAGTCACAATAGCTGTTGTTGCGCGTTCTTCAAAAGCATTAAGATCTTTATCGCTTACTAACCATTCACGTACTGGACCATCACGATGTACTCCTCCTGGTTGAATGATCACCAAACGGTATGAACTTTTCTTGCCCAAGTGTTTACGTGCTGCAATAGCGTATGTCAGAAGTTGGGTGTTACCAACTACTTCTACTGGCCAATTGCCTGTTTTAAGATCCCCAACTAAGATCTCTTTTGGATCAACACCTAACACATCCAAAGTGCCACCTGATACGTGGAGCCAAGGCATATAGGTTTCTGGGAAGAACTGAACCTTTGGATGGGTCGCTTTATAAGCGTTCACATAGTCTAGTACATAGCCAACCCAGTCGATAAGCTCTACATCGTTTGAGAGTTCTTCTGGATGCTTACCTTGAAGCATACATTGTTCCATGAGGTCATGTGCAGCAGTTCCACGTTGTGCTGCTTTGCCAGATGGTGTTGATGGTAGGTCTTTGGTTGCATGATAGTATCCTTCGCACTTCAACCATTTGTCACTGGATGAAGGAGGGAATATAGCATGCTCAGGCCTATTCTGTTCGAGTAGTTTGAACATCTTAGGGTAGTTCACTTTACGTGGCATTTGGGATTCTCCTTTTTGAATTCACAAATGAAGTATACCACAGTTTTTTCGAAGTACACAAAAAAATAAAAATATTTTTTACTGCAGGGAAATTAGGTGTACAATAACAAGGATGTAAAACAATGTCTACAAACGGCGAAAAAGCCCATAAGTTTGGCGTTTATGGGCTTTTTCTATCTCAACTTACCGGTGAAAGAAAGTACTAAGACCTATGAATTATACACCAGGAAAGGTTGCTTTAGACGAAGCAATTTTGAAACAATCAAGGTGGATTCCTTGGTTCCTTGAAGGGGACAAGAAAAAACCTGCTGTTGAATGGAGTGATTACAACAACCGTAAGCCCTATTCGGCAATTGAAGGCAATGTAGGCATTGTTTTTGATAAGCAGGTAGATCTATTAGTCGGCTTAGACCTTGATGATTGCATAGACGATCAAGGAAAGTACAACGACCAAGCTGCCAGAGCTATAGAACTGTTCCAAGGCAAAGCATACATCGAGCGAAGTGTAAGGGGGCATGGCTTACACTTCATTTTTTATGCAGACTTAGGGATTAGCTTCAATGCCAAGCCCATTGAATACTACGAACAAGGCAGGTATTTCACCGTAAGTGGCGATGTGGTTCCCGGATCCGTGTCAACGCCCCAATACTGCCAAAAAGAGATCAAGCAATTCATTCAGGAATATGCACCTCATAAACTGAACCCAAAGGTTAAGGAAGCAGCTTCAGACATTGGATTGGTTTCTTCAGCTAAGGTCAGGGAAGCTTTAGCTAAAATTAGCCCAGACTGCAACCGTGGGGATTGGTTTACAGCAGCTTGCGCCTTACACTATGAATTTGAAGGCGATGAAAAAGGGTTCGAACTTTTCCATGAATGGTCCTCCAAAGCTGATAACAAATACAAGGGCGAAGAAGATTGCAGGAAAGTCTGGGAAAGCTTAGGCGGCTATAGCGGTTCACCCATTACTATAGGTAGTTTATTTGGGTTAGCCAAAGTTACTGAGTTTAGCCCAGTTTATGAGGATTCTATAAAGTCTTCAGACGACGGTGTTGAAATTCATGCTAAAGACGAAGAAAAGAAACGCTGGCTAACCACCCGAGACTTAGATAGCAAGCTTGGCCCGATCGAATGGCTTATAGATAACTACTTCGAAGCTAATACCATTTCTATCATTTGGGGTGACACGATGGCTTTTAAGTCATTCTTAGCCTTGGAAGTGTGCTTTTGCGTTGCTGCAGGATTAGATTGGCATGGTCAAGAGGTTAAACAAGGATCAGTGCTATATGTCTGCGGCGAAGGCGCTAATGGTATTGCTAGGCGTATTACGGGTCTTAGACAGAAGTACAACGTATGGAATGAAATACCGCTTTATGTTTCCTCAGGTAGTAGGGACATGATGGAGCGGGAGGCAATGAAAGAAGTAATCAGCTTCGGTAAAAGCTTAGGCACCCAAATCAATTTAGTGATGGTTGATACGGTAAACAGGAACTTCAGTGGGGAGGAGAACTCATCCAAGGACGTGGCTAAAGCTTATAAACACTTGGACATGATCAAAGAAGCTTTCGATTGTTCTTTAGCTATGGTGCATCATACAGGAAAGTCCGGAACGATCATACGTGGTTCAGCAGCCTGGGTTCAGAACGTCGATGCATCTTACGAAATGAAAAGATCAGCAAAGACCTTTTACACTACCCTCATACCGCATAAGATGAAAGATGCTGCTTTAGGCGAAGAAATGAACTTCGAAATGAAAGAGGTTATTCTGAAGCGGAAAGGACACGAAAAGGACACGTTGTTGACCACGTTAATCAGTGAAAAGATTGAAGAAATTCCAGTGGAAAGGACACGTAGAAAAGAAGGGGGAATAACAGTGACTATCCTCAAATGCTTAGAGGAAAAAGGCGTAGCCACTAAGCTAAAAGATATTGAAGATTATGCGTTTGAAAACGGCCAAGCCATTGATTCTATTAAGACTTCTCTTTTACGGATGGTGAAATCAGGTGAAGTGGTTAGAGTGAAACCAGGGGTTTATGAACTGCCACCACTTACAAAATAATGGAAAAGAACACGAAAAAGGACACGGTCGATTTACGTGTCCTTTTACCGTGTCCTCCCTATACAAAACACGTGAGGACACGCTGCTGTGTATATCTTATATACACAGCGTGTCTCTCTACGTGTCTAGGGCTTAATGGATGTTGAATTTTTTAAAAGGAATAAAAATGAGCAGATGTGGTAATATCTAGCCAATCGGTCTTGGTTATCCTTTATCCAAGACGCTGGATAAACGTAACCAGCACTAAAAAGGAGAATGGATGAGTAAGAGATTTACTGATCCTGTTTTTGAGGACATTTGTGTGAACTTCTGGCGCTACGTGAAAGCGCACAGGTTTCTTAGTCCCCGTATGCCTTCTGCATTTTCTTTTGTCCTTGAAGCTGGTTCAGGAAATGGGGATGTGGACTATCCACTTAGTCCTTACTTTCCTGCCTTAATGATAGCAATAGAAAGCTTAGCCGAAGATGAACAAATAGCCTTTTATGCTGTATATATTTGTTCAGCTTATAGAAAAGGCAAAAAAGTTCCTGTAAAAACTATAGCTAATGAAATGGGAATCAACAAAGCTAATTTTTACAAAAAAGCTAATAACTCTGCTAAAAAGGTTTGGATTCGAGCTTTGAATTTAGCAGAACTTCATCGTAAACTTAATAAGGCAAAAGATGATGTTATCGTCGATTAAAAAGTATCCTATAATGGGATACAATTTAGAAGGATACTTTTTTAATGAAAAGATGTACATTTCTGATAACGTGGGACTTACCCTGAACAGCTATGGGTCGTAAATCTCCTTTAACCGAACACCAATGGGCGGAAATCGAAGAACGATTGCTTGCAGGTGAGTCCCAAAGTCAAATTTCTAAAGATTACAACGTTTCCCAACGTGCTATTTCTAAGAAATTAAGTTCTAAGATGAAAATCGTAGAACAAGTGGCTATGCAAATGGTAGAAGCTAAAAAAGCTTTCGATGTTTTACCGGTAAGTTCTAGAGTGAATGCTCAGACATTGATTGACCGGTTATTAAACATTTCGGACCATATTGCAAGTGCTGCAGAGTATTCTGCACGAAATGCCCACAAGCTTTCCCGACTTGCTATGGACCATTTAGAATCCATTGACAGCGATTCTTTACTAAAGGATCCGAACACTTTACGTGTGGTTACTGGCCTTACTAACATGGCGAACGAAGCTTCAAAAATCCCATTGGGGTTAATGAGCGCAAGTAAAGAACAAATGCAACGGATCAACGAACCCGAAGCAGAACAAATAAAGACGCTCGATGAGTTCTACGGCAATAGCCCAACTAGCTCCGACTCTTAATCCTGTTTTAAAGGATTTCTGGCTTACCCCTGCTCGTAACAGGGTTTTGCATGGTGGACGATCCAGCTCTAAATCTTGGGATGCTGCAGGGTTTGCAATCTTCCTTGCTAATTCATTAAAAGTTAGGGTACTTTGTACCCGTCAATTCCAAAGCAAAATTGAGGAATCAGTTTATACTCTGCTGAAAGTTCAGATAGCTCGCTTTGGGTTACAGCACAGATTCAAAATCTTAGAAAATAAAATCATTAACCGTTATACAGGTAGTGAATTTATTTTCTACGGTTTATGGCGTTCCATAGATGAGATTAAATCTTTGGAAGGCGTGGATATACATTGGGCGGAAGAAGCTCATTTGCTTACGGAAGAACAATGGGAAATTTTGAACCCAACGATTCGTAAGCAAGGATCACAACATTGGATCATTTTTAACCCCCGCTTAGCTACGGACTATGTTTACAAACGCTTCGTGACTAGTCCGCCACCGAATACAATCGTTCGGCAGATTAACTACATGGAGAATCCTTTTCTCAGTCAAACAATGCTTGACGAGATTGAGG